GCTTGAAGACGGCCACCCTGGCCAGATGGCGGCGCTAAAGATGTGCGTCGACCGAACGCTACCAGTCAGCATGTTCGAGAAGGGCAACGGCCAGCGCAGCGCGGTGACCATCAACATCACGGGCCTTGACGGCTCACCCCTACAGATCGGCGCCCCCAGCGCCACCGAGCCGCTGACGCTGGAGATGGAGACGCCGACCAATGGCTGACTTAAACTTCCAGCTGCTCCCGTGGCAGCAGACGGTTTTTTCTGACCCAACGCGCTTTAAGGTTGTCGCGGCCGGGCGCCGGTGCGGCAAATCCCGACTGGCGGCGACCACCTTGCTAATCGAGGGGCTGCGTTGCCCGCCGGGGTCGGCGGTGCTGTACGTGGCGCCCACGCAAGGACAGGCGCGGCAGATTATCTGGAACGTCTTGCTCGATCTGGGCAAGGACGTGATCGCCAACAGTCACATCAACAATCAGGACATCACGCTAATCAACGGTGCGACGATTTATGTGAGAGGCGCCGATCGGCCGGATACGCTGCGCGGGGTGAGTTTGACGTATGCGGTGTTAGACGAGGTGGCCGACATCAAGCCAGAGGCGTGGGAGCAGGTCATCCGGGCGTCGTTGTCGGACAAGAAGGGGCGCGGGTTGTTCATTGGTACGCCCAAAGGGCGGAACTGGTTCCATGATTTGTACAAGTTGGGGCAGACAGACAAGGATAGTGATTGGAAAAGTTGGCACTTCACCACCAAGGACAACCCGCTGATCGACCCGACCGAGATCGAGTCGGCGAAGAAGACCTTGTCGAGCTTTGCGTTTAAGCAGGAATACATGGCGAGCTTTGATAACGCCGGCTCGGACATGTTCAAAGAAGAGTGGATTACGTACAGCGAAGAGCCGGACTACGGTAGCTACTACGTGGCAGTCGATCTGGCGGGGTTTGAAGAAGTGGCCAAGCAGGCGGCGAATTCGAAGAAGCGGTTGGATGAGTCGGCGATTGCGATTGTAAAGGTCAGCGAAGACGGGACGTGGTGGGTGAAGGAGATCCAGCACGGGCGCTGGGACATCCGGGAGACGGCGGCGAAGATTCTGATGGCCATGCGCGACTACCGGCCGCTGTCTGTGGGGATCGAACGCGGGGCGCTAAAGAACGCGGTTTTGCCGTATTTGAGTGACTTAATGCGAAAGAATAATGTATATTCGCACATAGTTGACCTGACGCATGGCAACCGAAAAAAAGCCGACCGGATAATCTGGGGACTCCAGGGTCGTTTCGAGCATGGCAGGATCGTGCTAAACGAAGACGGCGACTGGGAAACATTCCTCGACCAACTGCTGTTGTTTCCTGCGCAGGGCGTGCATGATGACCTGCCCGATGCATTGTCCTACATAGACCAGTTGGCCGTGACTTCGTACTTTGCGGACGACGCAGACGATGATTGGGAGCCCATAGACGTTATTGCGGGGTTCTAAGATGGATCAAAACGACTTTGATCAGCCCGACGAAGCTGATAAAGAGTTAATTTCTTTCGTGACCGATCATTGCGATCGGTGGCGTACCTACCGAGATATCAATTTCCTGCCTAACTGGGAAGAATACGAACGAATCTTCCGTGGCGAATGGGCCGTTGAAGACAAAACCCGCGAATCTGAGCGCTCCCGCTTGGTTACGCCGATGACGCAACAGGCGGTCGAGACACGCCACGCAGAGATCATGGAGGCAATCTTTGGCTCGGGCGAGTACTTTGACATCGAAGACGACTTGAAAGACGTCGACGGCAGTCCGCTGGACGTGGAGCAGTTAAAGCGCCAGCTGATGGAGGATTTCAAGAAGGACAAAATCAGAAAATCTATCGATCAGATTGAGTTGTTAGCTGAAATCTATGGTACTGGGGTTGGCGAGATTGTGGTCGGTATGGAGAAGGAGTACATACCGGCGACGCAGCCGATACCAGGGCAGATGGGGCAGGCGGCGATTGGTGTGATTGAGAAGCCGCGCGTGTCGGTGAAGCTGGTGCCGGTCAATCCGAAGAACTTTTTGTTTGACCCCAATGGCACGACGGTGGATGACTGCATGGGCGTGGCGATTGAGAAGTATGTGTCGATCCACAAGGTGGTCAAAAACATCGAGCGCGGTATCTACCGCAAGGTCAACATCACGCCGACCTACGAAGATACCGATCTAGAGCCCACGCAAGAGATCAGTCAGTATCAAGATGAGAAGGTCAAGCTCTTGACCTACTACGGACTGGTGCCGCGTGAGTACTTGAGCGGCAACGACGAGGACGTGGTCGAGTTGTTCCCGGACGAGTCGGCGGCGGAAGACTATCAGGACATGGTCGAGGCGATCGTGGTGATCGCGAACGACGGCATGCTGTTGAAGGCCGAAGAGAATCCGTACATGATGAAGGACCGGCCCGTGCTGTCCTATCAGGATGATACGGTGCCGAACCGTCTGCCAGGCCGTGGGACGGTGGAGAAGGCGTACAACATGCAAAAGGCGATCGATGCGGAAGTACGATCGCACTTGGATGGCCTGGCGCTGACATCCGCCCCGATGATGGCGATGGACGCGACGCGTCTGCCGCGCGGTGCGAAGTTTGAAGTGCGTCCGGGCAAGGCGATTCTGACCAATGGCAACCCGAACGAGATTCTGTTCCCGTTCAAGTTTGGCCAGACCAGCAACGACAATCTGGCCACGGCGCAACGGTTTGAGACGATGCTGTTGCAGGCCACTGGCACGTTGGACAGTCAAGGTATGGTCAGTCAAGTCGCCCGCGATGGCGGCAATGCGGGCATGTCGATGGCGGTGGCTTCGATCATCAAGAAGTACAAGCGCACGCTGGTGAACTTCCAAGAAGATTTCTTGATGCCGTTTATCAAGAAGGCGGCGTTTAGGTATATGCAGTTCGACCCCGAGCGCTATCCGTCGGTCGATATGAACTTCATTCCGACTGCAACGCTGGGCATCATTGCGCGTGAATACGAGCAGGCGCAGTTTATTGCGCTGTTGCAGACGCTTGGCCCCGACACACCGGTGCTGCCGCTGATTCTAAAAGGGATTGTGGCCAACAGCAGCCTGTCGAACCGCATGGAATTGATGGATGCGTTGACGCAGATGGCTCAACCGAACCCCGAGCAGCAGCAAGCCGCGATGATGCAGCAGCAGTTGGCGTTGCAAGCAGCGCAGGCACAGATTGCGGTCAATCAGACGCAGGCTGAACGCAACCGTGCCGAGGCGATCAATACCACGATCGAGACGAAATTAAAGCCGATCGAGGTGCAAAGCAAGATCATGGCGGCGAATACGCAGAATTTGCCGAATGACGCCGAGTTAGCCAGTCAAGAATTCGACAAGCGGGTCAAAATCGCCGAATTGATGCTGAAAGAGGCCGACATCAAGAACAAATCGAAGATTGTCGAGATGCAAATGGCCGAAAAACGCAACAAGATCAGCGGTATGGAAGAGGATTTCCTCGACGAACTGACGAAGGAGCTTGGCGGTGGACGTTGAAAGCCTAAAAACCTACCTGATTCTTCAGGACATGACGGATGATCAGCAAGAAACCATCCTGTCGTCAGTACGCGCCGCTAACGAGAAGGCTAAACAGCTCAAAAAAGAGCGAATTAGCCAGAATGTCGGCATAGTTGTCGATGCGTTGAAGAAGATCGAGGCGGACATCCGCGCTCGATACGACGATCTAGGCAATAAGATCGAGACACGCGTCAATTCCATCCAAGACGGCCGCGATGGTAGCGATGGTCGTGATGGTAAGGACGGCAAAGACGGACGCCCAGGCCGTGATGGGGTGATAGGCCCAATGGGCCCGGCCGGTCGAGATGGTATTGACGGCGTTGATGGTGAAGATGGTGTGTCGGTCACCGACGCGAAGATTGATTTTGATGGCTCGCTTGTCATCACGCTCTCGAATGGGCGTGAAATCAACGTTGGTGAGGTTGTTGCACCAGATTTAGCCGAGCGTATCAAAGTCATCACCAATGGCGGCGGCACTTCGCAAACAGTGTTGGACACGTTGGCGTCCTTGCAGACGCAGATCAACAATCTGATCCCTAGCCAGACGGGCAACGCAGGCAAATACCTGACAACGAATGGTTCTGCCTTGTCGTGGGCGTCAGTTGCCGGTGGTTTGAGTTACCAAGGTACATGGAATGCGAGTACGAATACGCCGGCATTGGCGTCTAGTGTCGGCATAAACGGTTATTACTACGTAGTAGCCACTGCCGGGTCGACAAATTTAAATGGCATCACCGACTGGCAAATTGGCGATTGGTTGCTGTTTAACGGCACTGTTTGGCAAAAGATCGATCAATCCGAATTAGTGACTTCCGTTGCATCTGCCGATTCAAGCGTTACTGTCACAACGACTGGCCCGGCAGTTGATTTGGCGGTGTATTCGTCGCCCAGGTTGATCGCACAGGTGCGCAACGAGACGGGCGCAACGCTTACCAAGGGTACGGTTGTCTACGTCAACGGTGCTGCCGGCAACAAAGCAACCGTTACCAAAGCGATTGCAACGAGCGACGCGACATCCGCACAGACGTTTGGCCTGATTGCGGCTGATATATCAAACAATCAGAATGGTTACGCCATTCTTGTTGGTGAGATTGCAGGACTAGACACCTCGGCGTTTACCGCTGGCGCGCAGTTGTACTTGAGTTCGACCACGGCAGGCGCGTACACCGCAACGAAACAGTATGCACCGAATCACTTGGTGTATGTCGGCGTCGTTACGCGTAGTCATGCCAACCAAGGCACGATTGAAGTGCGGATTCAGAATGGCTATGAGATGGACGAGTTGCACAACGTCTCGGCGCAGAATCCAACCAATGGCCAAGTATTGATTTACAACGCGTCAACCAGTCTGTGGGAGAAGAATACCTTAACTGATGGCACAGGCATCACGATAACTGAAGGTGCCGGATAGATTACGATT